CCTCTCAAGTATATGAACTTGCGTGCCCCTGAGATTGACTTGCATGGTCGACCACAGTACGTCTACGATACCCGCAAAGGTGAAGTTCGTATCTATGGCGGTAAGGTAGTCGAGAATCTATGTCAAGCCTTGGCACGCTGTGTGATCGGTGAGCAGATGCTACGAATAGCAAAACGCTACAAACCAGTTCTGACTGTGCATGATGCCGTGGCGTGCGTAGTATCCGAATCAGAGCGCGATGAAGCCATTAAATATGTAAACGAATGTATGCGTTGGCGACCCAAGTGGGCTGAGACGCTACCACTAGCGTGTGAAATTGGCGTAGGAAAAAGCTACGGCGACTGCGGTAAAAAAATGTCTATTGAGAAATGGGGGCTGTAATGCAGATAGGAGTTAGCCAAAACTTTCTTGGAAGTAAACCAGATGTGATAGATAGGTATGGCCCCGGTTGGTCAGTAGGGAGAATCAATACTGCGATAGCAACGGAGCTATCAAATGAAGATGGAACATATTTAACAAGGAAAGCAAAAATGATTTCAACAGACTACGAAAAAGCAACAGAGATTACAGAGACTGCGGACAAAATGTTCAAGCGCAACATAAGCGCTTTGATGAACACCACAGAAGAACTACAAACCAATATCAAGAAAGTCTCAGGTAATGTGCGTAAGGCGGCAGATGATTTGGCGGCAGGACTAACTAAGGTTGAGAAGACCGCAAACTTTGCAAACCTAGAACGCTACGTCAACTTACTTGAGCGTGCGGCAACTGCAATGTCGACTCTTGCTGAGTTGGAAAAAGAAGGTAAGTTAGACAAAATTTCGAGCGCACTCAAATGAACTACACATGGTCATACTCAAGCATCTCGCTGTTTCAGCAGTGCCCACGCAAGTATCACAGGATGCGTATCGTCAAAGATATCGTCGAGCCACCACAGGAACACTTGCTCTACGGCAGTGCGGTTCATAAGGCAGCTGAAGAATACATCCGTGATGGTACTCCGATACCACAGAAGTACGCCTATATCCAGCCGTTCCTTGACCCACTGAAAGCCTTGTCGGGTGAGAAGTTATGTGAGCATGAGATGGGCTTGACCAAGGACATGCAACCGTGCGCGTTTAGAGACAAGAATGTTTGGTTCCGTGGTATTGCCGACCTGCTTGTTATCGATGGCGAGAAGGCACGGATCGTTGACTACAAGACTAGCAAATCCAGTAGGTACGCGGACAAGAAGCAACTAGAATTACTGTCCCTTTTGACCTTCAAGCACTTCCCGCAAGTTAAAACAATCAAGGCTGGCTTGATGTTCTTGGTAGTCAAAGACCTAGTTGCCGCCGAGTTCAATGCAGATCAACAGACCGAGGCTTGGGGCAAGTGGATACCCGAGACAAATCAGTTAGAGAGTGCGATGATTACAGATGTTTGGAACCCTAGACCAAACTTCACATGCCGTGGTTGGTGCCCTGTCACCGACTGCGAACACAACAGTAAGAAATCTTAAAGGAGAAAACCATGAGTCTTACACCTACCCCTTTTTATAACGGCGAGAACGTGTGCACATGCTGTGATAAGCCTATGTATGTCAATGATGTTGGAGTTGTTTACCGACCATCCAAGAGTAGAGACGACTTTATGTTTTGTATTGACTGCGCCACCCAAATGACCATGTCGATAGCACAAGACATATCTAAAGTAGACAACCTAGACAATGCTTTGTCCTACTACTTCCAGTTCAAAACACCAGATGCCCGCGCAAAAAACCTACGCCGTCATGCCAATGCGCTTAAAGAGTTGGCACTAAAGATGGAAGCTCAAGCCGATGGATTTGAATTATTTGGTGATAAAGCATAAGGAGCCACCATGCCATACGTAAATAAACCAAGACCGTACAAACACGAGTACGAAACATATGACGGTACACCCGCCGTTAAAAAGAAAAGAGCCGAGCGAAACAAAGCACGGGCAATTATGAAAAAAGCAGGGCTAGTACACAAAGGAGATGGAAAAGATGTCGACCACAAACAACCCCTTTCAAAAGGCGGAAAAACTACAAGATCAAATCTCCGGGTTAAGTCTGCAACCGCGAATAGAAGTTTTGCCCGCAAATCAGACCACACTATTAAGTAAAAAAACGCAGGATACGATCGAAGAGTTAAAGAAACTTAGAGTACCGCATCCTGTTGCCACAAAACAAAGTTACCCACCAATAGTTCGTTTAAAGAGTACTGACTTGGAAGAACACCCTGCATTTGAGTTAACCGTGGAACAACTACGTGCCGCTTGGATGTTGGCGTATGGAACACGTTGGGTATCTATGGAAAAGCCGATGGACGACGACTATCTAAATGTTGTGGCGCATCGTCTGCTTGCTTTTGGCGAGGTAGAAACCCATAACGTAATCGACCAGTACACGCCTATGGGCAGAATAAAAATGCAAGATGCAAGTAGTTGAAAACAAATACTTAGTCATACAGACTGAAGAGCCACAGAAGATTCTCTCGACTATCGCTAAGAGTGCCGAGTACACCGAGGATTCGGTGGCTGTTCATTGGGGACTGAAAGAAGCACAGATGCTAAAGACGCTTGGTTGGGAAGGCGTACCCTCCCCGATTGAGCGAGACTATGACTGGCCCGGACTCTATAGGCCAATGAACCACCAAAAGGATACCGCATCCTTTCTGACTCTACACCCACGCGCTTTTTGTTTTAACGAACAAGGTACTGGTAAGACTGCATCAGCTATCTGGGCATCGGATTACCTGCTTGAGCAGGAATACATACGACGGGTATTGGTTATCTGTCCTGTGTCCATCATGCAAGCCGCATGGCAAGCCGACTTGTTTAAATTTGCTGTCCATCGCCACGTAGATGTGGCACACGGAGATCGCAAGAAACGTAAGGCTATTGTTGAAGGCATCGCCGAGTACGTCATCATTAACTACGACGGTGTGAGCATTGTTGAAGAAGAACTCAAGGCTGGTGGGTTTGACCTCATCATCATTGACGAAGCCAATGCCTACAAGAACTCTAGGACTGAGCGTTTTAAAACGTTAAGAAGAGTAACCACTCCTGATACTTGGATATGGATGATGACTGGTACACCCGCAGCTCAATCACCATTAGATGCCTACGGCCTTGCCAAACTATGCGTACCCGCAAGAACCCCACACTTGTACACAGCGTTCCGCGATGTTGTGATGTATCAGTTCTCACGATTCAAATGGATTCCAAAACCGCAAGCCCAAGGCATAGTGCACAACCTCTTGCAACCTGCAATTCGCTTTGAGAAGAAAGACTGCATTGACTTACCTGATGTGACGCACACTTCGCGGTTCACTCCGCTAACACCACAGCAGTCTAAGTACTACAAAGACCTCAAGAAAGAGATGCTGATTGAAGCAGTTGGCGATGAAGTCTCTGCCGTGAATGCGGCGGCTCAACTAAACAAACTATTACAAATCTCCTGCGGGGCTGTGTATACAGATACCAAGAATGTCATAGAGTTTGACGCATCGAACCGATTAAACATTTTGTTAGAAGTTATTGAGGAGGCAAGCCATAAAGTTCTAGTGTTTGTGCCGTTCACGCACACGTTAGCTTTAATACAGGATTTCCTAACTAAGAATAAAGTAACGTCAGAGATTATCAATGGCTCTGTAAGCGTGTCAAAGCGTACCGACATCTTTAAAAGATTTCAAGAGCAAGAGGAGCCACGAGTACTTTTGATTCAACCACAAGCGGCGGCACATGGGGTAACCCTTACTGCGGCAAACGTAATCGTATGGTACGCTCCTGTCACGTCGATTGAAACATACTTGCAAGCAAACGCACGTATCGATAGGCCGGGTCAGCGTAACCCTATGACGATCGTACATCTTGAAGGTAGTCCAGTAGAAACAAAACTCTACGGAATGTTGCAAAACAAATTGGACTTCCACAACAAGATTATTGATCTGTATAAAAGTGAAATTAACTCTTGACATTGTCAACAAAAAGAGTATAATGATTTTCGTTGATGATGTGTAATGCGGGTTAGCGCCGCATCTTCCTAGTTTTGTGCAAATACATAGGAAGGACGGACTCCACTGCTTTATGTGAACACATCATCAACACCTATAAAAAACAAATTGGAGTGAGTATGGAATCAGAATTTTCTATTGAGAAAGTCGTCGAGGCTTACATTAAGATTCGCGACACCAAAGAAGCAATGTACGCAAAGTACAAAGCCGAGTCTGCCCAGTTAGAGGAGCAGATGACTATCCTAAAGCACAAGTTACTTGAGGTCTCGAAAGAGACTGGCGTGACTAGCTTTTCAACACCGCAGGGCACTGCGTATCGAACCGTCAAAGACCGCTTCTGGACTAATGACTGGGAAAGCTTCTATAAATTTATGCAAGAGCATGAAGCAATGGGGCTATTGGAGAAACGTATTCATCAAACGAATATGAAAGAGTTCTTAGAGAACAACCCCGATGTTGAACCTATGGGTTTGAACATTGATCGGGAATATGAAATCACCATTCGGAGGAAGTAATGGACGACAACACCGAGATAACCACAATGGAAATGCAGTTCCGCAAGGAACGCGATGAAATGTTCTACCGAGAGCGTGCGGTAGATCAGGCACTTGTTTTGATGAAACAGAACAAGTACTCCGATGGGTCAGTTGAAGAGCTGCTCTTTAACGCAAATGCTATATACAACTTTATTAAAGGAAAATCAAATGAGTAACGACCTCGCACTTTTCAGCACCAATCTACCTGACTACCTAAAGGAAGTCGGCCTCGATGACATGACCAAAGCACTTGCCGGTAACACTGGCATGAAGCGCATCTCCATCCGTGGTGGTGTGTTCCGCATGATGGTCAGCGGTGAGGAAATTGCAAAGAATGAAAACCGCGCAATGAACATTGTCATTGTGAACGGCGCAACTAAAGTGTCGCGTTCTTTCTACGCTGGTAAGTATGTTGCTGGTGAGACTTCGCACCCTGACTGCTGGTCTAACGATGGCGAAAAGCCCGATGCAAGCATCGAGTACCCACAACACTCTTCTTGCGAAGGCTGTTCACAAAACATCAAAGGTTCTGGTCAAGGCGATTCACGCGCCTGTCGCTATCAGCAACGCTTGGCTGTCTTGTTAGCCGACGACGTTGGGGGCGATGTGTTCCAGTTGGTGTTACCCGCCAAGTCAATCTTTGGTCGCGGTGATGTGGACAAGATGCCGTTTCAGCAATACGCTAAGTATGTTGGCGCACAAGGCAAGAGCCTCGGCACTTTGGTAACAGAGATGCGTATGGACAGCGATAGCGATACCCCCAAGTTGACCTTCAAGCCCGCACGTTTCTTGACCAAAGAAGAGTGGTTAGTTGCTAAAGACAAAGGTGATAGCCCTGCCGCAAAATCCGCTGTCGTGCAGACACCTTCACAGACCGACGGTGTTAAGCGCAAATCGATTGCCGCCCCTGCACCTAAAGCTGAGGTAGAAGACATACTGCCTGAGCCAACTAAGCGCACTGCTAAGAAAAACGCTGAACCCGCCCCTAAAAAGGAGTTCAATGATGTACTGAAGCAATGGACTGATGACGAGTAATGGATAACAGAGGTTACGCAACTCGAATCGTCCGCGCCAACCAAGAAGCAGATATTAAAAGTCCCGGCGTAAAGCTGGGGCGCTTCTGCATCAAGAAAGACTATTCCGTTCGTGAAGTTTCCGAGTACTTTGGAGTTAGCCGCATGACCATCTACAAGTGGTTTACAGGTGAGTGGATTCCACGCAAGGTACACGAGACCAAAATTAACGAGATGCTTTCAAAGGTTGGGTTTGTTCAGTAGCGTTCGGATGGGGCTCGCCGCGCCCTTCCGACGCATTTCCTAGAGGCGGCTATGACAAGAGCAGATTTACTGTCGACGGTGTTATCGTCTGACGGGTGGTACTGCGTGGTGGGTCTAAAGAAGACAGGCCACCCTCGACAAATATTTGTTGAGGACATGCAGGGAGTAGAAGATGCCGTTCAGACTTTGCTGGACGAAGGATTTGACGTTTACTTTGCGTGTGCAAAGTACGAAGAATCAGGTTCACGTACTAACGATAACGTGAAAAACATTAAGTCGTTTTGGCTTGATATTGACTGTGGGATAGGTAAGCCGTATGCCGATCAAGGTGACGGACTAGCCGCGCTTAAAACATTCTGTAAAACTGTTGGCTTACCGAGGCCGACGATTGTGAACTCTGGTCGTGGACTGCATGTCTACTGGCCTTTGACTGAACCAATCTCCCGCAAAGAGTGGGTTAACACCGCTAAGCGTTTAAAAGTCGTGTGCAATCAGGAAGGCTTGGAGGACGATCCCGCTAGAACTGCCGATGCCGCATCTATCCTACGGATGCCCGACACATTCAACCATAAGACTGAGCCACCACTACCAGTAACAGTTATGGTGATGGGCGACGAGATATCGTTCGGTGAGTTCAAAGACAAACTTGGCGTGATGGATGAGACGCCAGACTATCTGCCTACATTTGCAGATGACATGACCAAGGCGTTGATGGGCAATCGTCAACACCGATTCCAAATCATATTAGACAAGAACGTAAGTGGAACAGGCTGCCTGCAGCTAGCTAGAGCAATCACTGACCAAAAGATCTTAGACGAACCACGTTGGCGTGCCACGTTATCTATTGCTAAGTTTTGCACGGATGCCGACACCGCCATACACGATGTATCTAGAGATCACCCCGACTACCACCCTGACGAGACAGTCGCCAAGGTACAACTAATCAAGGGGCCTTACACATGCGATTCGTGGGAGGCTATCAACCCATCAGGTTGCGCAGGTTGCATCCATAAAGGCAAGATTAAAAGCCCTATTGTTCTTGGCGCAGAGATTGCCGCCGCTACAGCAGAGGACAACACGGTTGAGTACGTGACGGAAGAGAAGACGGTTATCTACGATATCCCCGAATACCCTTTTCCATACTTCAGAGGTAAGAACGGCGGCGTCTATCGCAAGTCAGATGATGATGACCCCGAAGCCGATTTGATTTACGAACATGACCTGTATGTGGTCAAGCGATTGAAAGACCCGCAAGCGGGTGAAACCATTTGGATGCGTCTGCACACCCCTCGTGACGGCGTAAAAGAGTTTGCGTTGCCTGTGGTGGATTTGCTGACAACAGATAAGTTACGCGAGAAGCTGGCTTGGTTTGGTGTCGTAGCGTTGAAGAAGCAAATGGAAAACATCATGGCCTATATCGTTCGTTCGGTGAAGGAGATGCAATACAAACAAGGAGCAGAGATTATGAGGACGCAGTTCGGTTGGACCGAGAAGGATAAATCGTTTATCTTGGGTGAGCGGGAGATTACCGCACAGGGTGACAAGTACAGTCCACCATCTAGTTACACAGCAGACCTTTCAGATTGGTTCAACCCAGTCGGTGACTTTGAAGAATGGAAAAATGTAATAAACAAGTACGACATTCCGGGGTTTGAGCCTCATGCATTTGGATTCTTTACTGCGTTTGGCGCACCGCTAATGAAGCATCTGCATCTTAAAGGCGCAATCATTAACATGATTAACAATGAGTCTGGCACAGGCAAGACAACAGCAATCAAGGCTATGCACAGCGTGTATGGGCACCCCGAAGAACTGATGCTGATTGAGCGGGACACTATGGCTGTGCGGCTACACCGACTCGGTGTGATGAACAACATTGGATTGGGCTGTGACGAGATTACCAAGATGAAGCCAGAAGACTGTTCTGACTTTGCCTATGCAGTTTCCCAAGGCCGAGGCCGTGGACGGATGAACTCCAACTCGAACTCTGAGCGCAAGAACTTTGCTAAGTGGCAGACTATGCTTCTTTGTTCGTCAAACGCATCGATCGTAGACAAGCTTAAGTCCTTGAAGTCCACACCCGACGGTGAATTGATGCGGGTAATTGAGTATCAAATCCCTGAGACTAAGCTAATCACTAAGGAAGAAGCCGACGATCTGTATCCCAAGCTCTACACAAACTACGGGCATGCAGGGTCTATCTACATCCGTGACTTGGTAGAAAACTTGGAAGAACGTATCTTAGAAGTTAAGGAACTACAGCGCATCATCGACAAGCAGATTGGATTTACAGGCCGTGAGCGGTTCTGGTCAGGTGTGGCGGCATGCAACATAGCTGGTGCTTTGTTTGCCAAGCGTCTAGGGATCCATGATATCGACGTAGGTCGCGTACTCAAATGGGCAGTCGCCGAGTTCGGTCAGATGCGTACAGAGATTAAGCCACCAGCCACAACCCACAGCAGTGTGATCGGCGAGTACTGGAGTGAGCACCGTCGCAATACCTTGGTGATTAACGACCAAGCGGACAAACGAACGGGGGTAGAGATGCTCCCTATCTTAGAACCACAGGGCGAACTCATCATTCGGATGGAGCCTGATACCCGCAAGTTGTTCATCATCAGTAAGAAGTTACGGGCTTGGTGTGCCGAGCATCAGATCACGATTAAGGATGTGCTGACCTCGCTTACCAAAGACGGTATCTATGTTGGCACCGTGAAGAAACGCATGGCTAAAGGCACAAAGATTAGCGGCATCCCGCCAGTTGATGCATTTGTATTTGATTGTTCTAAGGGCGACTTCCTTGACCCTGATGCTTTCATAGGTACTACAGATACGGATGAGGCGCAAGCCGATGAGGATAAATGACCTTGACTATCAGATTAACTGGCGCAAGTTCAAAAGGGGCACGTCGTTCTTCGTGCCCTGCCTAAAACTAGAGGAAAGTAAAACAACGGTGTTGGCTGTGACCAAGCGTCTTGGTTTCAAGGTAGCAATAAAGGCCGTTATCGAAGACGGCATCAAAGGTCTGCGGGTTTGGCGTAAGTAATTACTGCATGCCGTAACGCAGCATAGGGGCGGTACGTCCTAGCATCTTAGAATTTAACTTAGCACCAACCGCTTCGGCTTGTGCTTTAGCTTCTGCACGAGCGTCAAACGAGTTGGAGATAGCGTCGCCGTCGATAGCAACCTCTGGGTACTTCAAAGAAAACTCATTCGATTTCTGTAACGCATCTGCATAACTAGGTTTGCCACGCTCCATCCACAGACGGTCAAGTAACGAGTTGCGTCGGTCTATGATTTTTTGCTCATAGGTTTTGGCTTGGATAGCAGCCTTCTGCGCCTGTGCAAGTTTCTCTGGCTGTAGACCAATAGCCTGCATTCCCAATTCCCATGTAGTGAATTGCTCTGGGTAGAGCCCGCCAATAACCTCACCGCCACTAGATGTAGCACCTTCAGTTCCAAGACGATACGCAGTAGCAGCTTTGCTAAACATAGCAGGGGCGGCTTTTTCAAACGCACGACCCCACTGACCCTCACCTGCTAACTGCCAAGCATCTGCCCAGTTAAGTCCTAACCCAACAGTTGGGCCGATGTTAGCAATAATGTCTTGCTGTAACGATTGGCGTACATCAGGAGAATATCGTCCTTCACGCCACCAGAGGTTTTTTAAATCCAAGCTAACACGATCAGCAAGCGATGTTCCAGTCGCAGTAGCAAGAGGTCCGCGTGCAAGTGCTTCGCCAAGGGCAACGCCAGCCTTCTCTGACTTCTCGGCGTCCATACCCATCTTCTTAAAGATTGCTGCGGCAGAACCACCAACTTCATTTTCCATGTAGTTGTAGAACCAGTTCTCCCAATCAAAGAACTCGTCATCATCGTCTGGCGCAAACATTTGAACGAGCTGACCGAGCATGGAGAAGAATGGCTGAGCAGCTATACCACCGAACAAGAACGACATACCGAGGATACCCGCAAGACGCTTCATACCTTCGCGATATGTTTCTTTGCGAATCTGCTCGGCCTCATCCAGACGTTGGTCAATAACCGCTGGCGTCAAACCATCTTTAATCATCTCTTGGCGAAACTGCTCAATCTCAGCCTTACGGAATGGAGCACCGACAGACAAGTAAGTATTGCGTAGTATGTTGTATGTGGCACCGATAGCGTACTGCTTAAACTGAGCGGCTACATTTAGCGAAGGGATTTCCGCAAAGATGCGTCCTTTTGTTTGACGGGTGTAGTCACCAAGGGTTAGCCCTCCAATATCGCGAGCCTCTTGCAACGCAAGCTCAAACGCTTCGCTTGGCTTATTTATTACAGGCTTACCAGCGTTGTCGCGCTCGATCACACCACGGATGTTGCGCTTAGGTTCTTTGGTGAACTTGTCGTACGCTAGTTCAAATACAGTAAGTAGTGCAATCTCACGATTAAGTCGTTCAGCTTGATGGAACATGCCAGCCAAAAGTTTCTTGATAGTGTTTGCATATCCAGTGTACAGCGCCGATGGGTTTTCACTGAGATCAAAAATATCGTTAGTCATGGAGATGTTAATGTCTCCATCGTCCACAAATCGTTTAGCCGCACGCTGAATAATGGGGTCCATCCTAGCCAGAATGCTGCTTTCCACGATAGATGGAAATGATACCTGTGCAAAATTGCCACGTACCAAAGGCGCTAGCGAACGCTCAGGCATAGACAACCCATAAAGCGCCAAGTACTTAAGCATTTTTACATTAGTCTTAGCGTAGCCATAGCGCCCGCCGATATATGGCATTGTGAGTTGCGCCATACCAAGAATGTTAAGCAGCGCGCTAGCAGGAGCCGACAACATGAAGAAAAACGTAGTGCCTGTAATAGCACCAACGGCTTTAGCTACTAAGCTCTTGTCTTCAACGCCGAGGATAACTTTGGTGCGTTTCTCCAACTCCAATACGTAGTCACGGTATACCGCGCCCTGTTGAGGAGTTATGGCGTGTGCCGATTCCATATTGTCGATATGGTCACGGGCGTTGTTTATGTTGTTGACAAAAGGCTCGGCGTATTTAAACCTAGCCATTTGGTATGCGCTACGCACGGCAGTCTGGGCAAACACACGCAACATATCACTGCTAGCACCTTGGACAGCCCGACGGTTGATAAACATCTTACGCATACTCTGCTGTGGCAATAGCATATAGACGAGTTGGTTAAGACTGTCTTTTATCTCAGACTTGATACCTGCTACATCTGTAGCGGTCAGGCTGTTAATTGTGTCCTCAAGATCACGTAGCACTTGGGTCGTAGCAATGTTTTGAGAATACAACTCAGATATGCCATTACCCATACGCATAGTATCTGCGGCTGCTTTTTGTTGAGCATTGCCAGCCATCAACTGCCGACGACGTTTGTTAAACGAAAGGTTGCGGCTGAACGAATTTGGAAAGGTATAGAACTCTTTATTAGGTCCTTTACCAATTTGGAACCAGTTATCTCCAAAACGACGTAGCGGGAAGTACGGGAATACTAGCTTGCCGGGGCCAAACTGATCGTTGATCTTACGTATCATTTCTTGACGCTGTGCTTTAGGTAGGCCCAATGCACGCTGCTTCATGGTGCGAACCATCTCAGTTACTTGAGCACCAAAGAAATCTCGTACTTCACGATAGAGTTGTTTAAACTCAGGACGCAAAGCAGCATACGCATTGTCAAGAGCGTCGGGTACGCCACCTGCAGGGACTCCAGCATCAGGGTCGCGTGCACGGATAGTAGATTCCAACATGATGCGCGACATCAGAGATGACTGCTTTGGATACTTACTTTGCAACGGGCCCCATGTCTGCACAATCTTTTCAGCGACTCTAATCTGTTGCCCACGATACGCCACCATCTTCTCAACAATATCTACCGCGCCTGTAAGCTGTGGAAACTTTGTACGAGTCAAATCTTTAAGCTGCCGTAAATTGAGTACTGGCAGTATCAGGAAACGAACACCGGAACCACTAGCGCTCCATAGCGCGCCAGTCAAATCTTTCAAAGCCGTACCTAGTGGTACGCGACCTTTAGCTGCAGCGGACAGCTCTTCTTTAATAGTAGTCTGCACCTTTTCTGCAGTTCGCCATGTGTCTGGTTTACTGATTGGCCCACGCACACGTTTCTTGGGTGGGTTTGTAGCAAAACGCAGGGGGCCTGCTTTCACAATACTAGGACGGTGTGGAGACAAGATATCGTTGACTGCCGACATTGCCGCACCAGTCAAGTTCTTAAACCCAAACAAGTTAGCAACAAAACGAACAAACGAATTTAGTACTGATGTTTTCCTAGCAGGGTATGGGATAGCCTTAAGTTTGTTTTGAAAACCTTGGTTGGTCATTATCTCGGCAACAAACTCAGAGATGCTGGTAAACCCATAGTCCCCCGGAGGTAGCTTGGACTGAGCATAGTCGTACATCTCATAGATGTCTGCAACTGCTTGGAGTTGCTCAGTAGTCAAATTGCCAAGTTGCCCGTACAGCATGAACTCAGTAGCCGCATGCACAATCTCGTGCAACACAACGCGGTTGTCTGAACCAAGGGTAGGATTGGGGCGGATGTTGATCGCATCCATAGTCGGCGCGAAGAACCCCGGTGCTGTTAAGCCCGTTATGTTTTTACGATAGGCTTCCTTGACTGCAGCCAACTCTGTATTTACTGGGCTTGTGTCGATGCCACCAAGTTTGGTCAGCCCTTCATTGACGCGCTCAAGGTTCTCGGACTTGTCGTAGTCTTTAAAGTACTTCTCGTATGTTTCAGGCGCAACGCGGCTCAAGTATGCAAACAACCGAATCTGTTGTTGTGCGGAACCGTCATCAATTAATTGGCGCACCAGTGCGCGTTCATTGTTAAAAACAATGCTTGTCGGCAAATTAAGTTCAGCCAACCGACGCGCAAGTTCCGCGTAGAGTCCTGATGTATTGCGTGAAATTGCACGCAGTGTTGCATTGACGTCGTTGCGGTTGATCGCATCGACTACATCTTGATGTAGACCCTTTACGCTGTCCGGACTAGTGCTTCCAGTTGCTCTGGGGATTCCGCTTGTTGGGTTAGCAGAACTAGCGGCTCGTATATCGCCATACCCTCCTGATCCCCTTCCTGCTGGTACAGGCCGAATTGAGTCCTCGCTCCTACTTGCAGCGCTTCCATCCGATGCTGAGGCGGAACCTTTTCCGTAGTCCTCAAGAGACTTTGCAGTGTTTTTAGTTGTTGATCGTCCATATGCTTCCCTCATTGCTGTAAAAGCGGATTCGTGTTTAGTCAAAACCTCCATGAGCGCATCACGGAAGTAATCTGCTAAACCTTCATCTGCAAGATATTGACGCACTTTCAGCATGTGCGTGTTGTGACCTACGCCGTGACCCATGTCACCTGTGTGAGCCATCTCGTGCGTCATAGTTTCCCACAAATACTCGCGGGCACCGAACAAAGTCTTAGCCCCAAAGTCGTAGAACGGGTTAATCAGCACCGCCTTGTACGGTACTTTGATATGCACACCGCCGTACCCTTTGTCTATAGAGACACCGCCAAAGAATAAGTTCTCTGGCTTAAGCACGTCGTAACCATACATGCCGCTATTGGCAAGTGCTTCCTTCATCTCAACCATAACCGTGCCGAGTTCGGCAAAGAACACTTCGGGGGTACCGTATTGACGACCGACCTCTAAGAAATCTACGTTGGTATTGTTGTGGAAGATTGGCTGATTTGGATTCTGTGCCATATTCAGCAAGAAATCCTTCATCTCAGGCGCAGCTTGCTCGGCTTGGAACGTGCCCTTAGTTTGTTTTTCTTTTTGTTTGGCAGTATCAGCAACTGTTTTTCCGGTATCAACTGCAATAACCCGTGTGCCTTCGACCCGCACCTCTGATGGCATGGGCGGCAATTCACGTCGCTCCACTTTACCTCTGCGATCAAAAGACTTTTGCAGTTTATTAGTAGTGTCGGCAATGTCTTGCCCAACATCAACACGAGGCATTGATACGATGTTTTTAAAGTTCTCTTGTAGATCAGCAGCTTCATTGCCACGGGCTATTTGCGCAAGGTATGCGCCCATTGAAGCAATGTCTTCGTCTAAACGCTTTTTAAAGCGTTCGCGGCTGTTTTCAAATGGGTAGTCTGGATGCTTAGCCTCTACATTAGGTTTTATGTTGACAATAATGTCGTAGGGAATCTTTTCTTGTGGGTTTAATTTAAACTCGGTATTGAATTGGTACACGCCCGAAGACAACACTTGATGCTTTATTGAATAGGAGGAGCCCGAGTTTCGTTCTTTACTGAAATAGATGTCAGCGCTCCCCCAACCAAAGTTAACCTTAAATGGTAGGTACTTATCCGCAGGGAAATCTAATCCGATAGGGAGTGTTTTTTCTTCATTCTTAAACGTGCTCTTCCGTACCGTCTTTACAATAACGGGGCCAATTAAAGGCTTTTCTAAGACGTCGTAGTATTCTGGGTTAGCTGAGAAATAAATGTCTTTCTTTTCGCCAGTCTTTGGGTCAACGTAGTACTCAGGAATCTTAACAGTAACAGTCGTGCCGTGCTCACCTTTGGGCGCAGGCTTTTTAACAATTTGAAACTTGCTATTAGCGATATCTTTGGATGTAGTATCTACAGTTACACGTACGCCATCACGTACGGTACTTAAAATTAAGCGCTCAGCACCAAGCATGAAGCCCATCTTTGCAAGACCAAGACCACCGCTTCTGTCTTCTGGGGCTAAGTCAGACTTATCTGAACCTGCAACTGTAAAAAACGCATCACGCACAATCTCAGGTGTCATGCCCCGTGCGTTATCTTGTATGGTAATAGTGCGCTCGTTATCGTCAAAGGTAATGGTAATTTCACCCTGTTTATAAAGCGACGGAGCTTTCTTACTAGATACAGCACCTTTTACTGCGTCAAAAGCGTTTTGCAATAGTTCTTTTACAGACACCTCAGCAATGCTTGCCGCATACATGTTTGCACCAAGCAACTGAATCAAGCCGCCCATGTCAGCGTTGAGCTTCCCTTGCTCAGACCCAAACTTCTTATCTTCTCCGATAGCCATAGCAGCGCTCTTAGAAGTAGTGTCGGGTCGAGCAACAAGTTCAACACGGGCTTTAGGTACGCGGTAAAACGCCTTTGGAGACTTAGCCCCATCAGGATGCAATTTCACATGCGTGTCTTCAACCCCAATAACCGTGCCACTTGTGTTTCCATAGCGTACTAAGTCACCGACCATGAAGTCGTTTGTAATAGTATTGATGGCATCTTTAATTTTGTCGCCAAGAGCGTTGATTTCTTCGCTACCAAAATAAGGCTTGTCTTCTACAGGCTTAGGTGTTGTTGAATCTTCTGGTGTCTCAGGTGTAAATAAATCTGTAATCGGCGCAGGCTTATCAACCGGCACCTGCTGTGGCGGCTCTTCAGCTAAAAATGGATAGCGCTCGTCTAATAACTCATCAATTCTTTCTTTCGGCTCTGGAGGCGCTTCTTGCTTTGGCTTAGCCGCTTGCATTGCTTCCCAGAATTCAGCCTCTTCTTCACTCAAAAGACCGCGCGCGTGCATAAGTTCAAACGCACGCATAAATTCTTTTTCGGCTTCTTTTTCCGCAGCGTTAATTTTTTCTTGGCTACCGGCTTTCTTACCTTTGTAACCCTTGTAGAGCGCCATTGATTGATTAGCAAGCCTAGTACCGATTGCACTTAAATTACTAGCAGCACTAAGAAGTTCACGTTCTTCTGCAGTTGCTTTTGATTTAGCTTCTGCACGCTGGCTTGGGGTTTTATACATGACAGCGGGATGGTCCCAGCTAGACAAACGCGTTTGGATAAGCCTCATAGCATCATTGATGCCGTCTAGAATAAACCGCGTTTGTCTAAGATCGTCAGGTAATTGGTCGTGGTTGTTGGTATATAACTGGTTATAGAAAGCATCCAGCGTCTTATTGATCCCCGTAATGTATTTAAACATTGGGGTATATTGTGGATTAGTTACATCGCGTGCCTCTGCTACCTTTTCAGAAATTTCAGTAGTAAGTGGTGTTTCCACTTTTTCTACAGCTTCAGTAGGCTCAATAATTTCAGTAGGTGTTGCAACCGCATCTGTTGGGGGCGTAAAAATATCAGGAGGCTCTGGGCCTTCTAGTGGAGTTATTTCAACTGGCGGTGCTTGGATTGCTTCGCGCTCGGCGGCAGCTTCTTGGTCAGCTATTTCACGCTCGTCCGCTTCTCTATCTAACGCATCAATAAGTTCTTCTTCAACTGCTTGACGACCAGCGCTAGGGACAACCTTGCGGATCATGTCTTGTACGTCAGCATAGCCTTTACTTTGCGCGTACGAATTTAAAGCATTTGTTCTCTTAGAAGGTAGCGCAGCTAGAGATGCACCGGGTAATGTGCCAAACGCAGTCTCAACTGCAGTCTGCCCAAGCCCTTGTGTAGCAGTAATCTTGGGGTCAATAGTACTAGCAACTAAGTTACCAACAAACTGAGGTACGACACTTTCAATTTCTTCACCAAGCAATTCGGCACCAGCACGTCCAGCAGCAGATAGCAAACCTTTTTTAGTCCCACCAATAAGAGCTCTCTCAAGACCAGTTGCGCCAGACAGTGCGCCAGTAGCCGCACCAAACGCCTGCGAAGGAACCGCATATATCGGGGCAAGCATGTTTACAGTATCGCGGTGCGATAGTCCCGAATCACGCAGACTACGGTATACCTCGTTCTTACTCCACTCTTGTGGTGAAATTTGTTTAAGTTGTTCAGCCGACTGAACCGCTGCATCGCCAGCGTTAGATAGCATATTAGCGGCAGTTACCGCTCTGGCACTTAATCCTGCTAGGCTCATACCAATTGATGGAATTAGCGAGCCAGCTCCCTGCATTATGACTTGCATACCAGCAGGAGTAAACATAGTTTGGTATGTTGCCCTAGCCGCGCCTACTTCGCCTTCTAGCTGTTGAGCACGAGAGATAGCTCCTTGACGCGCTATTTCTGATCCTTTTGTTATTGGAGATACAGCGCGCTCAGCCCTTTGTTCTATGCCCCCAAACAAATCTGTACCGGGGTCTCCCGGAAGGTTGTTAAGGATACCTTTAAAGAAACCAGCGGGACCTTTAGACAACGCTGCCGTAAGATCAAGAGCAACCTCATCTGCTGTGCGATCACGCCCCACATATTCTGGCGACGGCGTCATTTCTGGTGGCAAACGACGGGCTGGTTTTGTAGTTTGCTCGGCGTAAGCACGGCGAGATAACCGCATGGCTTCTTCTGGAGATAGCGCAGGGTTAAATTCTTCAGTGTCAAAGACACTGCCAGTGAAAGTCTTAGGCTTGCGAGACGCCGCCTCGCCCATGATTGCCGCGCCTAAATCCTCCCCCATAGGAGAGCCAGAAGAAGGCGTTTCAGCTACTACGGCATCGGTAGGCGGTGCCCACTTTTCAGCCTTAACTGCTACGGCATCACTAGGCGGTTTCCACCCCCCACTAGGCGCGTCGGCGGGTGGCTGCACTACTACAGCATCAGAAGGTGGTGTCCAAGCCATGATTACTGCTTAGTATAGGTTAAGCCATCAGGTCCGACTAATGTTTGTCCTTGTTTAAGTGTCGCCCATTGTTTGGCAAACGCATCAGGTGTAATTGGCCCGCCTCCTTTTGGAGCACCGCTTTGTGCAGGCGATGGAGTTACTGGGCTAGCCGATGGAGCCGTAGGTGGTTTAGATAGTTCTTCTTGCAAGATTTCTGCGCGGCGTGCTTCCATCCCTCCCGTGTCTTTCTTACGCTGTGCCTCGTTGTATTTAAAGTCTGCAAGGATCCTGCTCTTAGTGCGTTCCTGTGCTTTATCGAGCGAAGTAGCATCAACGCGTGTTTCAACACCGGGCAGGCCGGGAGCCTTGCGACCTTGGTACGCACGAAGAGCGTCAACTTCTTTCTTAAGCGAAGAATATTTTGGATCGTTAGGATCCATAGTAGATAGTTGCAATTCTTTCTGAACAATGATGTCGTCGGGTTTAGGCCCTTTTCCAGCACCGCCAGCACCAGCAGGAGCACGCATTGCTTGTATACCTTTAGCGTAGTTAGTACCCACTGCGGCCTCACGAGCGCGACCTTCTTTAACTGCATTGAGTCTTGCAACCTCGGCGTCTTGTACATCCTTGCGGGCTTCGCCGTATAGACCCATGTTTTCCTTACGCTTGGCATCAGCCAAGTGGAATTGCATCTGACCAAGGTATCTCTTCTCGGCGCGGTCGGCTTTAGCGGCTTCTGCAAATCCAGTACCAAGGGCACCTGCTGCTGCACCTAGTCCACGAAGTGCGTTTCCGCCTTGAAGAACAGCGGGAATTGCTTGCAAAGCAGCAAAACCTTTATTTTGTTCTAGGACCCTAGCACTGGTCTCTTTATCTTCAGCCAATGTCTTTTCTAGCGCGCCGTATGGATCAGGGCCAGCCATTTCTTTTAACTCTTCAAAAGATCGCTTTTGCGCAGACAACCTACCTTTGCGGGTTAGAGGATCATACTGTGGGCTGTTCATTAACCTTGCCTGCGAAGATAGCAAACCTTGCGCCATAGCCTGTTGTGTAGGCGTGCCTGTGTAACCAATCGAAGTTTCCCGTTCGTCAGCCTCTAATCTTTCATCATCATCCTCAGCGTTGGCTGAGGGAACTAATCCTCTATCCTGAAACGCTAAAATGCCGCCACCAGCGGCACGGACTACACCATCTTGAGTCTGAGGTGGTAGGCTATTAAACGCACTGCCTAGACCACGGTCAATAGTAGCATTCTCTGATAGGCGTTTGTTTTCCGCCATTTGCTTCTGTAGGGCAATCTCAGCATCTAAATCACCGCGAGCCGCCGCCATCTGGTAGGAAGCAGGTAGTTGCTTTGCGGGTAGGAATTTGGAGATGCTTCTGACGTTGTCTTCGCTAGTTACAGAACCACCCTCGTCGTATCCGTGGACTTCGCCACCGCCTGCTCTGCTTAGCTGATTGATACCATAAGCACCTAGGCCCAAAGCACTGGCAGTTTGCAGTGAAGTAGGAGGGGCCTGATACATCTGCGTAGTAGATTGCTGACCCAGTGGCAAACCACGGATCATGTCGGACATAAAGCCCAACTGCTTGTATGGATAGTTTTGCTGGTTGAGGAAGTCTTGGTACGAAGTATCCAAACCTTTTTGCATCTGAGCTTGTTGTTGAGCGCCGTATCCAGCTTGCAACTGATTGATGCCCATTTGCTGACCATACTGGTTTTGACCGAGTTGGCCCAAGTTAGCGGCAGATTGATTCATCAAGCCGTAGCCAGCAAGTTGGTTCTGTAGCCCTTGGTTGTATTGGTTCTGTGCTTGACCAAAGGCTTGGTTATATCCTTGACCAATAATGCTATTTAGACCCGTATTACGGTTACGTTCATTCTCCGCAGCCATAATCGCTTCACGGGAACCGCCAAACGCACCGGCTTGCGTTGCTGCGCTCTGTTGTTTAGTAGCACCAATATCATATTGACGATTAGCCTCCGCTAACTGAGGAGCCAAAGACATTTGCAAGTAGGGGTTCATGTACCCGCCAACTTGTTGTTGGAACCCATAAGGATTAGCCTGACCCGCTACACCCATGCCGCCAAGTCCAGCCATAGTCGCACCAGCAGTTGCCTCACCCGTTTGCGGGGTTACAGACATACCTTGGGCGTTTTGCATAGCCTGTTGTTGCATTGGGGAAAACCCTGCAATGCGGTCTTGGTTGTAAGTCTGGTATGGGTTCTGATTGACGTCGGTTAACGCCTGACCCTTAGCCAGTATGTCTTTAGCATACGGTTTTGCCCATTCGGGCAGTTCTGTACTAGCTTTTTGTTCTGCCGCTGGTTGTTGGCTGTTACCCATATCAGGCATGACTATTCTCCTGTAAGAAATCCGCAAAATCTTCGTGCGCCAGTACAGTACGGGCTTCTAGTGAGATTTCACGCATGTGGCTAAAGCCACCCATTAAGAATGCGACTGAGCCATATAGCTCAACGCCCATTTGTTTTAACCACCACGCAGCTTGAAGATCACGTTTGACAGGAGATTTCTGCAAGTCGTTCGAGTCTAACCAAGCGTTTATACAAGTCATCATTATGGGCAACAAGTACCCTTTGTTACGTTCAAAGAACGGATTCTGAGGCATAAAGAACATTAGGTTTAGGAACACCCGATTTATGTCGTCGCCCTTAACTTCCTTGTCTTTGTCTACAAGATCGTCCCAAATCTCAACAGCATCCATCACGGTGCTTAAAAATATCAAAGCGTTGCTATCCCCGCAACAAGCCCTTTCACGTAGCTCGTCTCGTTTCTCTATCCATTCTGGGGTTAGGCGGTTGTCGCTCATGCAGGTAAGTATTTATCAGCACGGTTGTTCTTTGCAACCTTGCCCTTACCGACTGTACGCTTCCGTGACGCCTGAACTCTGTCTAGCATAGCGTATAGTTTGCGTGCGCCAGCCTCAGTTGAGCCATTACCCAACTCAGAGACAATACGTGCAGGCACCACAAATTCACCGTCGGCTAAACGAGCGGGTTGTTTCTTACCGATTACAGCAGGTATCGAATCAGATACGCCATCGCCCGGCCCGCGAAGTAAGCGACCACCATCAGAATAACCACCCAAGTTATATTGCGCATCGGAGAGTCCTCCTGTCGCCATACCGCCAGAAGCCATCAGATTTGCGGGATTACCTATGTATGCTCCGTTCAAGTACTTTGATTGCTGGACGGACGTATTACCTGTTTGTTGCCCGGCATATATAGCAGCCAATCCTTTAAGACTGTCTGTTGCGCCACCAAATGCACCTGTGCCTTGGGGTTGATTATTTGGCGCTGGGAATGTATTTACAGGGTCACTAAAAGGAGTTTGACCGGTATTAAAAAGTGGCAATAACCCGGCTCCACCTTTTGCGCCAATAGCAGTATTGTTCTGCCCAGTGAACCCAGTTTGACTTCCACCGCCAGAGCCTACGGCGCTATAACCGTTAGCACCAGCGCCACCAAACCCGCCGCCACCATTAGCACCACCAAAGTCAAGCGGGATGCTTAAGTCAAGGTTGCCGCTACCAGAAATACCGCCCTCAGCCATTTGGTCGGGCGTACCGTAAGAAGCTGTCGAGATATTTGCCATAGGGTACATAGTGTTTACCCCCATCATGGAATTATTAGACATTTGCTCAACTGGACCACCAGCCGCAAAGTGATACATACTTTTGGCCTCATCCGCTGAAATCGGCGAATATGTAGGTTGTTTAAAGTATTTTTGCTGACGACCAAAATTGCCGCCCCCATATAGCATCTCATCGTAGGTTGGTACGTCTGGTGCAGGTGCTGGCTCGTATTTTCCGCCAGTAAACTGATACCGTTGACCCATATCTTTGTCTGGCTCGGCGGGTTTTAGTGGGTCTTTTTGCATACCAGCAGCAACACTAGTAGCTGCGCCTAAGGCCGAATACTTATTTGCCCCCGCCCAGTCCGCTGCATTACTAAACGATGCGCCACTTCTAATAGCCTGAGCCCGCTCGGAAGCGTTCATGGCGTTAAAGTCTTTTGGTATCGTAGCGTTATCAATAGCCCGCACGGATGCTTGCTCAGACACAGGGGCTGCATTTGATATTCCTTGTGCTGGTGGCTGAGCCCCCGCTACGTCCATACCGCCAGTGCTGGTGGGTAATGGCGCTGAACTGCCTGTATATTGCCCTACAGGACCGTAATCTTGATACGCTGTGGGTAATCCTGCGCTAGGGGTTATGGCTGGTGTAGTAGGCATTGCGCTAAACGCATCCGCTGAGGCAGAAGGCCCGAAATTCTCTACGCCCGATGGTATTACTGGCGCAGGAGGAGGAGCGATTGGGGTTGAGACAGTAGGAGTTACTGATGACGCACCTGCAGCGCCAGCCGAACCAGCTAAACCAGCGCCGCCATAAGCACCAAGGCCAGCCATAATGCCTTTGCTGAGACTACCGGTACGCGCTGTTTGGAGACCACCAACAATAAGACCCGCAGCGCCTGCTTGCATACCGGGAATCATCATAAGACCTGCACCAGCTATCATAGGTAACAAGGCGCTAAGAAACCCTGCTTCGGGCAATCCAGTTTGTGGGTTAATAGTTAAAGACCCGCCGTTTGCCTTTGCAATTTGTTGGAGGCTCGCAATCTCGCCTTTATCCATGTGGATAAGTTCGGTGTCTTTACCACGACCATGCGCGGCTAGGTGTTTTGCAGCAACTTCAAGGCTCATATATGCCTCACAAAAAGGGGGTTAATTGAGTTTATCACGCCTTAATCCTTAATGGGTAACTTGTTGCAGACCCACCAGACGTATCGTAGTAAATATCGCCAGAACGCAAATTAGCAAAATCAGCCTGTGTAGGAAGGCTAATAGTGGGAGCGCCTGTAGTGCTGGGTTTAGCACAACTTAAAGCAGAGATAACTTCTGTGGGGTTTGTTGTTCTCTCTGTTGCCGCGAGAACGGGTCCGGGGTTGTCTAGCGCATTAAAGTACTGACGCAAAATGCCAAGCAACGCATCCATAAACCTTTGGTCATACTCAACTGGAGCAAGTGGTAGTCGTGGGGCTACTACGCCTTTTGTTGCCATGCTTATCTCCTACCGTCAGGTCTAACGTCTATACGTGGGACACCCAACTGCCAGCTTGTACCAAGGTCGGTTGACTCAATCTTAAAAGCCATCTGTCTGCCGCGAATGCGTACATAAACTTGTTCAGTAAACAGTTGGACGTTATAGACAGTTGTACTGGTGTAGTTTTGAGCGCTAGTTACTGCTCTATCGTCAGCCGAACCATAGTTGGCACCGGGGAAAGTACGTGGGCGTACCGAGAAATTTGCGGCTGGGGCGGCTGATGTTGAGCCGTTGAACGTAATGTCTGGAATAAGTCTCCAAACAAAACCAAAATTATGACCGTCACCAATATCAAAATCCGACGATTGAACATAGGCATCAATAGCAGTGGGTGTGCTAGTCTCGTTGTTGTCCACAGTTGTTTCGTGGTAGACCACATCTGCGTTTTGATACACATTACTAGAGTTATACGCAATGCCAGCAATCGGTTGAGCGCGTAGCGGGCTGTCTAGCCAAGCAGTACGTGGGCGAGCGTCAGTGCAGTTCCAAGTACCGTAATACCAGATTTTCTCTAAATGGTTATAGATAACGTAGCGGTCAAGCATACGGTTAGGTGATGCTGGTGTGCCTGTGCTATTTCCCCCAGTAGATGTGGTACCTGTCATAGAACAGTAGAACCACCACACTTCGCTGTAACCTTCGTTTGTACCAGCACAGAACTGATACGACTCAGTTAAATTAATGTTGTCAAATACAAATTGACGCAACGAACAGGGGAGGGTTTCAATCCGTCCAGAGTAGACGTAGAACTTATCTGCGCCCATCCAGTAAGTGACGTTGTTTACCACGGCAACCGTGTTAGGCCCTGCAATAGAGATGTTGTCGCCAAGAAGTTGATTACCCCAAACATACGGCGCACCGAGGTACTGGAATGAATAAAGCGCGGCATCGGTAAAGACCAAGATTTCTTGGCGTGTCTGTATGGCAGTAATAATCTGTGAGCCGTGGCTTAACTTTATACCGCCCGCTTGGTTAGTAATTTCTGGTTTCCATGTGGCTACGCTGTTTTGGTCAGACCAACGCACTTGCATTGGGTCTTGCGCGGTTGATGCGTACACACCGGTTGGGTCGTTAGTTCCAAACGCAAAAGTAAAGCGTGACGAGTCTGAAATCAACACAAAATTAACAAGCGAAGGGCAAGTGGAGTCTGGGTAAAAAGTAGTTGTTGTAGAGCCTGACTTCACAGTGACGCCGTATAAAGTTGGCGTTACAACGGGGTTTGCCCTAATTATCTGCGCTCTGTCATATATGTTGGGGCTTAAGTTATTAGCCCAGTAATACATTGCTCCACCACGGGGGTTAATAACTAAATCTTCTCCGTAGTTAGATTGGCTCCACAAACGCAACTGCACGTTAATACCCAAACCCGCTGGCGCAGGAGAACCCCAACCAGTAGCCGTAGCAGGGTATTGATAGACAGCATCGCTAATTGCATGTGCTGCCGCTGTACTGTTTGGTACAGGTCCTGTTCCGCCAGCAGCGCGAGTTATACCAGTAAATGTAGTGGTAGGTGTTATACCCGTGAAACTTATACCTTCTGTACCAATGTAAATTGTTCCAACAGTAAAACCTGTTGTAGAAGCAACAATAATATTTGCTGTAGTAGTGGCATCAATAATGGCAGAAGTAAGCGCAGTTGTAGCACTTGGCCCAACCGAGCCACCCCAGCCACCAGCGCCCCAGCCTACACCTTGCGTAAATGTTGTAAAGCCAGTGGTTAATTGATAGTTGCCAATCGTTGCCGCACCACCAGTACCAGTATCGCTACCGTTAGCACGGGGGGAGGCTGTACCTGTTCCAGAGCCTATACCTGTAGCAACAAAAACTACGCCAATTGTGCTAGAAGCTGCGCCAATTGAGACAAAGTTAGTTGTTCCAACCGTTTCTATTACATAAGTTACCCCAATTACAAATCCGCCTGCACTTGCACTAGAAGTAATTGTGTATGTGTTGTTACTTGTAACGGTTTGAACCTGATACTCTCTATTTAGCACGGTTGCAGTAATTGCACCTCCCAAAGAAACAGCGCTGCTAAAGCAAACAAAATCTCCCGCCTGTGCGCCATGCGCGTCATCGTTTACTTTAATAGTTGTAGAGCCTGATGTCGCAGTGAAAGTTATCTCAGTTGCCAATGTGGTTACACGGATAGGAGTCACATCGTTGTACGCACCGCCAGAAGAGTTCTGTATGTAGTATTTAAGGTTAGTGCCAACGGCAAGTAAGTTGTAGCCTGTTAAGTTAATCCAGTTCCACAAACCCTTGGTTACACCCCAAAACACCCCGTTAGTAACGGTAGCTTGCGTAGACGTTCCCCCAGAAGTAAACGTACCTGTCGGGCAAGTTGTGGATGCAATCCCAGCGTCCTTTTTCCAGCCTCCAATCTTTTCAGGAAAGCCAGAACGGAAACGAATTTTGTCGCAGTCAAAATAGCCACCCTCGTTAGAAAGGGTCGTGCCTTCGCGGTTAACACCGGGTCTAAACTGTAGTTTTTGTAATGGCATTTCTGTTCCTATGACAAGAAAAGGGCACGCTCATCATTGCGTCGCGTCACTAACCCTTTTAACACTTTCCCACCTGCCTTAGTGTATTTCAAGAACTCGTCTGCCGCACCTTCAATATCGCCGCGAAGAACCTTTTGACGGAGGGTTGAGCGTTGTAATGTTCCCAGACCAACATTAAAGCTAAAAGATACAAGACCATCGAAGTTACCTTGGGTAAGTTGAACTGGGCATAGAGTTGATACACCCCGCTCAAACCTAGCCAAATCTGCTCTAAGAATTGCATCAACTTCCTCCATCGGGTACACACGATTATCTTCTGGTAGCAACTGTACTGCCGCCCTTTGGTCTACAGGTAACTTGGCCTGTGAGTCATACATCAAATGCCCAACACCCACCGTCCATAGGTAGACCGAGTCCCGATAAGGCTTCTGCCTCACCCCCTCATGGTGCTTTATATCCTCAATACAAAGGGCGCTTATCTTCATTTCTTACCAAATGCTTGTGTACCAAACCAGAACGACACCACGCTTGCCCAAATGATTTGAGTCTCGTTATCCCACAGAAGGTCTAGCGCCACATCAAACGGCACTTCCTTGTGGTATGCGAACCAAAAACCAAAGATTTCTACAAAAGCAAACAAGATAAACATGCCATAAGTTATGGCAGGACGAACCATAGCGCGGGCGTTGATTACCCACAGGCTGGCACCTTGACCAATAGCAATGTCGTGGGCATACAGGGCTTGACGCTCTTGCATAGCAGTTTGGTTATTGGTGACTTCAGCGTTGATTTGCACCTGCTCTGTCTGGATATGTTCAATGCGCTCTTGGGCTTCTAAGCCAGCCTTCTTCAAGGTCAACTCACGCTCGGTCTGCATTTGCGCCAAGGCTAGTTCATGCTTCTTGTCTGCACGGTCTTGGAAGAAGTCCATCAGTTTTGGTAGCCCGCCCATCAGGAAAGACAGTAGGGTTGAGAATAGTGTCATCATTTTGATTCCTTTAGTTCACGTTTAAGTTTGCGCAGCTCTTTCATCTCTTGCTTGAGTTGTGCTCGCATGTATAGGGTTTCTACGTACGCCATTGAAGTAACGCCCACAACAATACATATCGCCACTCCTATCAAAATCCACCAGACAAGTTTCGTATTTCCCACATGAGCCATCCAAAAAATAGAGATATAAACGTCACGGCAATCACCCCACTTGTTAATTCAATGACCCAAATCTCGTCTTGCTCTTTTTTCCACCTTGCCAACCTTGCTCTACGAATCATCTCTGCCCTAGCCCATTCCTGTTCACGTTCAATCTTGCCGTGCATCACCAAGAATCTGCTATACAAGTCCTTCAACTCTGGCGGTGCATAGACCATCGCCTCTCTGGTCTGCTCCATCAACTTCTCCATCTGCAATTCAATCAAAGCACGCTCAATAGCTTTTTTACTAGTGTTCTGGGCTGGGTCGTAGTTGGTCTTGCTTGTTTCTTCAAGTTCTGCGTAGTAGTTGCTTATCTCTTGTTGTGTGTCAAAAAGGACGCCGAGGTTTGCCCCAATCTCGCTGATGAGTTTGAGTTCAAGTTCCTCGTAGGACTGTTGCTGTTTGGTTGCTGGCTTGGCTTTCTTTTGCGCCACAGGCTTGGGCGCTTCGGCGGCTGGTTTACTAACAAATAGACCAATGAACCAATCAAAAATTCCTTTGATTGCCTTGACATCTCCGATGACCTGCTCTGCCGTCTTCTTTGCGCCCTCAAGCTCCATGCGGCCTTCATGCAGGAAAGCGCACCCCTGCTTAATAAAACCAACCGCAGTTTGGGCAATGAGGAGGGCAGAGAACGGGTCCACATCTTAGGTCTTGATGATGTAGTAGATGCCGAGGTATGGGGATATTGTGGTTGCTGCTGTACCCGAACCTGCGCTACCTGTTGTACCAGACACGCTGTGCGTGTGGTCAATATTGGTCGTAGCAGTTACATCGCCATATGTAGTAGAACCGGGCGTGAATGGGTTAGCAGAAGCCCCGCCATTGTTTTGTCCGCCATCGGCAACATAATGGTAGCTTGACCCCAACAAATTATGGTTGTGGCTTGTATTTGAATTCATTGTCCCCGTTGTAGCGCTAAATGAGTGGGTATGGCTTGGTAAGTTAGAAGACGAAATGGTAGTTGTTGCCGCACCGCCAGTAGACGCAAGGGTGTATGTTCCGTTTACACCAATAGGCATACGACCAGAAAAATCTGGCACATTGAATGAGCCACCAGAACCGCCGTAGGTATATGCAATAACCGCAAACAAAGCAGCATACGTAGTTGTAGAAACTGACTGACCATTACAGAATAGGTATCCGCTAGGGGCAGTTCCCGTTGCCCACATCTTGACTTCGCCCGTCAAGCCCGCTGCTTGAACAAAGGCAGTTGTAGCAATTTGAGTCGTGCTCGTACCAACAGATGCAGTCGGCGCAACGGGTACTCCTGTCAGCGTTGGGCTTGGAAACGTAGCGCCCGTCATATAGTTAGTAGCCGTCACAATATCTGTGCCAGCGCTGTTCATCACCAAAATAACTTTGGCATTCATAGGCACAGAAACACCAGTCTGCCCAGACACTTTGACTGTTATTGCAAACCCACCTGTGGTGGCGTTGGATATGAAATAAAGTTTTTTATTGGTTGGAACAATTAAGTTACGCGCCGCTGTTAAAGCGCCAGTGCACTCAATGAACATATTACGTGCAACGCCAGTCGCACCGTTGGGAATGGTGATGGTCTGGTCTGCATCAGCCATAGGCTGCGTTACCACCCCAGATATAGCCTGCTCAATCAGCGTTCCGAGGTTGGTGTTGGTTGTAGACCCCCAGTTACCCGCTTGGTCGCCAGCGCCGATAAGTTCAAGGGCTAGGTTGGTGGAATAGGTACTTGACATAGGTGTTTTCCTTTAGATGGATTATGCCGTTGGTTCATCAGCAGGTAAAGGCGTGTTGCCTTCAGCCACCCACTTTAAATAGGCTTGGTAGTCTGTGTTAGCGGGGTCAAGAGGTATACCAGCGTTATCAGATAACCTTTTGATTGCGCTTAATTCGCCTTTAATTTTTATTTCTTGATACATTTATAACTCCGCAGAAAAAGCATAACCAGTACTTGCCCAATAGGTTGAGTTATCAGACACGCCAGTTAGACCACCTAAAACTAAATATAACTGGGTATCAGAACTATTTCCAGCATTTACAGAAGGTGATAAAGATGAAATTGATGGTGAAGCACCAGAATAAATATGTATCTCACCATTATTAGTAACAGTAACTGTTGGTGCAGTTCTCATAGCCGCAGGCGCGGCAGCATTACCTTGTATTGAAGTTGTTCCAATGCCTCTGTAAGCAATAACATAATATGGGGTTTTCCAATAGTATCGCTGGCAAAGAAACAACTCAGTACCATAAGGTCTGTAATCAAAAGATGTTGCGGTACTGCCTTTTTCTAGTTGTACGCCAGTGATGTAGAAGGTTGCGCCATTTGTGCCAATAAGATTTGTTGCGCTGGTAGCGCTAACATATTGAGTAGCCGCCCAAGCGTTAGCAGTACCGCTGTATGTTGTGCCAGCGCCTAGACTAAAATACAAACGGATGCCAACACCATTGGTTGTGAGCCATGTGCCGCTTGTGTCGCCAGCAACAGTTATTGTTTTTTGTTCAAAAGTGTTTGCCGCATTGATTGTGTATGTAAACGGGTAGCTGCGAGAAACACCATCATTTGAAAAAGAGCCACCAAATGTTCCAGTAACACTAGACCGCACCCAAAAAGAAAGCGTAACAGTGGCTGCGTTGGCAGTGCCCCATCCAAAGTCAGCAACATTAAGCCCTTCAATGGGTTGCTGTATAACTGTCTGTTCTGTTGCGCCAAGCGTAGCGTCAGCCGATGTTACTGTGACCAGCAATGAATTTATAAACCCAGCGGGTGCTGTTGATGACTGCTGGACAGTTATAGAGCCACTTGTTTCTTCATAAATGCGGTATCTGTCTAGAGTGTATGTTCCTGTCGCCTGTGTAATTGCCACACTCGCCCCCGCATTACGCTGGTCAATCACCATCGCACCATTGATGATGCGGTTTTTAAACCCTGTGTACTGGGCGTATGTACCCAGCAGACCTTGGTCAACTTGCGTTAAAGCCATTATTGGTTCTCCTCTGCGGGTTCTGGTGTGTTGCCAGCCTCAAGCCAGCGAAGATAGGCTTGGTAGTCGGTGTTAGCGGGGTCAAATGGGATGCAAGCGTTGTCTGATAAACGACAAACAACTTTTATTTCATTATCAATGTTTTTAACTAATTTGTACATTTTATAACTCCGCGCCAAAAGCAACTTGAGCAGATGCTGAATTTACTCTTATCCAACAAGCATGTCCTTGTGTAATAGATACGTTTTCTGCGTTGTAAATATTAGCGGCATTAAGTGTTGAATCATTTAGAAGAAGACTGTTGAAATTAGAATTGTTGTTATTTGATGTAACCCTAAAATAACTTGAACCTGATGTTTGATACAAAGTAGGGTTTGCTCTCATGCTTACAGGAAATGGAACAATTCCAAATGCAAGTAAAGAGGTATAAGCGGCGGCGTTTGTTATTGAATTTGTTGAACTAGAAGCGGCATTGTAAAAAATAGAGTAGTAGTACCTCTGACACAAAGCCAACTCCGTACCATACTGACGATACTCAAATGGGGATGCGGTTGTCCCTGCTTCAAACTGCGCGCCAGTCAGATAAAAAGTTGCATTGGTTGTGCCGATAAAGTTTACGGTGCTAGATGTTTTTGTTTTAAAAGACGTTAACCAAGTATTTGGCGTTGTTGTATCGTAACTAGACCCATCGGCAAGATTCCAAATAACGTAGATACCAATACCATTTGTTGTTAGCCATGTGCCGTCTGTACAGCCGGGAACTGTTAGTGTTACGTATGTCCAAGTGTTTGCTGAACTAATTGTGTACGTTGCTACATAAGACCTATTAGTTGAATTGTTACTAAACGCAACAGAGAATGTTCCAGTCAAACTACAGTTAACCCAAAAAGAAAGCGTAATGGATTTGGCGCTAGAAGTACCCCAGCCTAAGTCTGCTGCGTTGTATCCTTCTATCTTGTGGTAAAGCTCATACTCATCGTTAGCGCCGGGTGTGTTCGCGCCTGTAGAGGTCAGTAAAAGAGAATAGTTAAATCCAGCAGGGGCAGAAGAAGATTGCTGCCCAGTCATATAAGAACCCGTTTGGGTGTAAAACGGAAAGCGGTCAACTACATAGTTGTATGCACCATTTGAACCAGTCAAAGGCCCCGTTGTTCTTTGTGCGATTGTCATGTTTCCGTTTATTAAACGGTTGCGGAAGGTTACGTTGTTTGAGCCGCTCTGTGCGATGTTTACTGCTAGGGTCATGTTGTCACCTTGGGATACTTGGCTTTCACTGCCATTACTTTAGCCAGCATTTCTGTTTGGGCATCTCCACCTTTCCATAGTGCGTCTAGTTGGTCACCAATGGTTGGGTACTCTGATTG